GACGCTCATCCAGCAGCGCTTCATCACTGACCGTGCCCGGCGTGATGATCCGCACCACCTGACGATCCACTGGCCCTTTACTGGTCGCCGGATCACCGACCTGCTCACAAATCACCACCGACTCGCCGAGCTTGACCAGTTTCGCCAGGTAACCTTCCGCGGCATGGTAAGGAATCCCACACATCGGAATCGCCTGACCCGCCGACTGCCCACGGGCGGTCAGGGTGATGTCCAGCAATTTGGCGGCCTTCTTCGCGTCTTCGTAGAAGATCTCGTAGAAGTCGCCCATGCGGTAGAACATCAGCTGGTCAGGGTGCTGGTTTTTCAGGCGCCAGTACTGCTGCATCATTGGCGTGTGGGAGGACAGATCAGAGAGCGCTTTATTCATCGGATAATCAGGCAAATTCGTTGAAAGGTGTAGGGCAAAGGAGGGGCATCGGCCCGGCTTTTCCGCGATGGGCGCAAGGTTAACATGGGCGGTCCACCCGACGCAGGCATGAAAGCCCTGCGATACATTTCTTCTGTCTATGCACGGCATATGCGCAATTTATGCAATTTGGCATTTGTCTTCCGCGAAAAGAACAAGCACTATGCGCTTTATGCAAAAACGCAATGTTTCTACCGTCTTAAGAGCGCTGCTCGATCAGCACGGGATCTCCCCCACGGAGCTTCACCGTCGCACCGGCGTGCCTCAATCCACTCTCTCGCGGATCCTCAGCGGGAAGATCGTCGATCCCTCGGATAAACACATCTCGAAGATCGCCGAGTACTTCGCCGTCAGCACCGACCAGTTGCGGGGCCGTGCGGATGTCGCGCCGGCAGCCAGCACCGGGCGCGATCAATTGCATTCGGAACTCAGGGACATAAGTCTGTGGGACGACGATACGCCCGTCGATGATGACGAGGTGTCGGTACCGTTTCTTCGCGAGGTTGAATTGGCGGCTGGATCAGGAAGATTCATCGTGGAAGAGAGCGAGCGCTCTAGTCTGCGCTTCGGCAAGCGGAGTCTGCGCCACAATGGCGTTCAGTTCGACCAGGCAAAATGCGTGACGGTGCGCGGCAACAGTATGTTGCCGGTACTGCGCGACGGCGCCACCGTAGGCGTTAATGCCGGCAAGTGCGGGATCGGCGATATCGTGGATGGCGACCTTTATGCCATCAACCACAACGGCCAGCTGCGGGTGAAACAGCTTTATCGCCTGCCTACCGGGATTCGCCTGCGCAGCTTCAATCGCGATGAGCATCCGGACGAGGACTACACCTTCCAGGAAATCCAGGAGGAGCAGATCGTCATCCTCGGTCACGTCTTCTGGTGGGGCATGTACGCCCGTTAACCTTACCGCTGTCAGATAAAACCCGCCACTGAGCGGGTTTTTTTTCGCCTGTCGAAAAGCCGTCAGCGCCTTTGCCTGCGGGGTTTTCATGCGTCAATGCATTTATGGTGCATAAATAAATGCGTTTATGCATTGACTGTATATGCATCCATGCATATTCTTTGTCTCAAGCAGCTCAAAAGCAGCTCGAAACGAAGCTCTTTAGTTCCACCACAAAGGCAGCGATGAACCGGCCTCAACGGTTCAGAGGGTTGGCAACTGACCCGGGTGTGCAGCGTAAAGCACCACAAGCAGTTATCCGGCGGGCAGGGACCGCGGTCGGAAAAACAATATGAATCGATCCGTACCGCGCCAGTAGCGCCGAAAGGTCAACGCGAAGGACCGCATTACTGAAAAGCCCGGCAAGCGCCGGGCTTTTTGGAATGCCTGCCTCGTCCGAGGTTTATCAACCTCAACTACAGAAAGGATTCGGCAGAAGCCAGGAGGCATCTCGATGTTGAAAGATTGCAGATGTGGGCAGTGCAAAAGACTTCTCGCCCGAGTGGGTGAGTACACCGAGCTCCAGATCAAATGCTCCCGATGCGGAACATTGAATCATGTGAAGGCCGCGAGCCTTGAGCGATCGCCATTGAGCGACATGAAAGCGCAATCCTGCGCACCAAACCATTCGACTCAATAGGTGATAAAAATGGCAGGACCACTAGGACCACCCCGTATTCAGTTCACAAACAATGGCAGCCCGGTGTTGCCACCGCGCAACTCGATGAGCCCGGGTCAGTATCTCGAGTCGCCGAGCAAGCGGTTCAAACTGCTGCTGCAACCGGACATGAACCTGGCGCTCTACGATAATGGCGCACTTGCCTGGGTGGCTGACGGGAACGCTTACACGAACACTCTCAATCCTGTAGCAGCGGTGCCTAACTGTTTCTACGTGTATTACAGCGGGGTTCTTGTAGACCACACCCGTAACCGTTGCTGGACGACGGTCAATACCACGGCAGTGGACAGTGTCGAGGCAGCCGCGAATCGCACTTATCTTCAAGTGCAGGACGACGGCAACATTGTGATCATCGACTCGCAGACGCTCTGGAATGGTACTCCGTCAATTCCCGTCGTGACGGGAAGCGCCGCGGTCATTTTTCCGGGCCCCTCCGAGTTGGTCAGAGGGCAGCCTTACTTTGCCGGTGACGGCGCCATCATCTTCCAGGGCGACGGCAACGTTGTGAACTACGGCCCGAACTGGAGTGTTCGCTGGGCCAGTTATACGCAGAACAAAGGCGCGGTGAAGGCGGTGTTCCAGGCAGACGGCAACTTCGTTGTTTATGCCGCGAATGACGTTCCGCTTTGGAATTCGGGAACCGGTGGCCGTCCGGGGGCTTCTTTGCGCCTTCAACCCAATGGCAGCCTGGCGATCGTCCAGGATGTGCCTGTCTGGGCGCGTTTCGGCTATACGCCGACCATTCGCGCTCGAAAAATCTACTACCCGAACACCACAAGTCCCGAGCATAACGGTACTGCACCGTATCCAACTTACGGTCATATCGGTTGGGAGTTTTAAGGGTAGAGCCAAGGACTCCCTGCCAGGTGGCAGGGCGTCTTGTTTTATTGCGCAGGACTTTTCCGATTTAGGCCATTCACCCCCCAGGAGGCGTGACATGACAAACGAGCAACAAGCGTTGCTGGACATGCCGATCTGGCTGGTCATCGTTCTCGCCCTGGTGGGTGGGGTGTCCGGCGAAATGTGGCGCGCTGACAAGGAGGGCGCCCGCGGCTGGTCATTGCTGCGGCGCCTGGCCTTGCGATCCGGGGCCTGCATGGTCTGCGGGGTCTCGGCCATCATGCTGCTGTATGCCGCCGGCGTGTCGATCTGGACGGCTTGCGCGTTCGGTTGCCTGACGGCGATGGCCGGGGCGGACGTTGCCATTGGCCTTTATGAACGCTGGGCGGCCAAGCGGATTGGCGTTTGCGAAGTGCCGCCGCGAGATCCTCGCCAGGATCACTGAACACAAAGCCCAATGGAATGGCGAGCAGCGGTGCCGACCGGCATCCGGCCCGCAAGGACGCGGGTTTTCCAAGGCCAGTACCTTTCTCTAAACCCGCCAACAAGCGGGTTTTTTATTGCCCGGTGAAAACACCATGAAGATCCCCCCCTAATTAGCCAACTGCGTGATCACTGCCCAAGTCTTGCCGGTCGCGTGGCTGCTGGCATCGACCTCGAAACGCTGCAAGCCGGTACCCCGAGGGTTGTTGACGAAGGTCGCAGTGTTGACCCAGGTCGAATGGCTGGTAGTTGGCAAGTTGATATATTGAAGTCACACAGACATGAACTAAAAAGCGACATGTTGGGTGTTCCCTCAGGTGCAGGGTCAGTCGCTCCCGATGCTCTATTCAATCAAGGTCCGAGCAGTCTTGGTTTTACCGAAGTTACCGAAGTTACCGAAGTTACCGAAGTTACAGGAGTTACAGGAGTTACAGGAGTTACAGGAGTTACAGGAGTTACAGGAGTTGCCGAAGTTACAGGAGGTATAGAAACGCGTCCACGAAATGTTGCCTACCCAGGCAGAATAAAACTCATCTGAAATTAACGCTGGTCTGCGTTTTTAATGGATGCTCAAGATTTTTCAATAGAGGTGTTTATGGTTTATTACTATTTTTCTGAAACAACGCAGGAATTGTTCGGTCCGGTGGAGTTGCCGGTGATCCCCGGTATGGGCGTTGTCCTGCCAGGCAATGCGATAGAGTTGCCGGAAGCATTGCCGGCCGCCGAAACGGGCTATGTCTGGGTCTGGCGTAACGGTGCCGCTTCGCAACTGATCGATTTGCGCAACCGCGAGGCGTATCGCAAAGACACAGGTGGCGTTGAAATCTGGTTCGCGTTGGGCCCGTTGCCTGACTATCTGACCTTCAAGCCTCGTCCCGGCGAATATTATGTTTGGCTGAATGATGACTGGGTGCTGGACTTGGCTGCCGAACTAACAGGCAAAACCGCTCAAGCCAACGCCCAGCGAGACAGTCGTCTGTTTCAGATTGTTATTCGCGTCGCGCCGCTGCAATACGCTTATGAACTAGGTGAGGCCACCAGTGTTCAACTGGCCACTCTGCAAGAGTGGAAACGCTATACGCTCAAGTTGATGGACATTGAACAGCAACCGGACTTCCCGATGATCATTGACTGGCCGGCTTCACCTGTCAGTGGCGTAACCGTATAAACCCTGGAGCTTATTGATAACTGGAAGTGCAGTCGTGTGTTACCAGCACACGGCTGCCTGCAAAATACCAACGGAAGGATATACCGTGGACTATCCCAATAGTGTCCCCAGCGCCGGTTTGGTGGACGTCAAGTTTGTCGATGAAACCCCGATCATGGGGACTCCGACGTCTTTTTCTTCGCTCGTGGCCACCCGTGTGGGCGGCGACGGGGCGATGCTCATCCTGGTCGGGAGCACCGGTACCAAACAGGGCTGCCGCCTGAAAGCCCGGAATTTTTCCGGTCAGGTACAGGCGGGGTGGAGCGTGAACTAGTGATAGCCAGTTATCGGCCACGGACAGTATGGTCGCCCGCGACAGGGACGAACTGGAGGGCGGCGGCGGTACAACATTGACCACCGATCAATACGCCGAATTGCAGGCCTATCGCCGTGCACTTCGGGATTGGCCGCAAGGGTCGTTCTTTCCTTTCAGCGAGCATCGACCCAGTGCGCCACTTTGGCTGGCTGGATATCTTTGACACGAACCAGACACTCGTCAGGGCCTGGGGGCTATATGACAGTTACGCAGCAACAATTACAGATCGTTATGCCCCGCGCTCGCTCCCAAGCGGGCGTTTTCATTTCCGTCCTGAACACAGCCATGTCTCACCGCAACATCAACATCCCCAAACGTATCGCCGCCTTCCTCGCGCAAGTCGGTCACGAATCAGGGCAGTTGCAGTACGTGCGTGAGTTGGGCAGCGCTCAATACTTGAGCAAGTACGACACTGGCGCACTGGCTGTCCGCCTTGGCAATACGCCAGAGCCTGACGGCGACGGTCAAAAGTACCGTGGCCGAGGCCTGATTCAGATCACTGGCCGCGACAATTACCGTCAGTGCAGTCTCGGACTCTTCGGTGATGATCGTTTACTGTTTTTGCCGGAACTGCTGGAACAACCCCAATGGGCCGCCGAATCAGCCGCGTGGTTCTGGGAGCAAAATGGCTTCAACGAGCTGGCCGACCGCGACCAGTTCAACAGCATCACTCGCCGCATCAACGGCGGCCTGAACGGTTTACAGGATCGCTTGCAACTCTGGGCGCGGGCGAGGGCGGTGTTATGCCAGCCTTCGGTTTGATGCCGATATCTTACTGCGTCATTGGCGTTGTTGTGTTTCTGGCTGTGTTGGCAGGCTTATATCAGAGCCCTCGCTCGCTAACATTTTGATCGATCCTGCGCCTTGCAAGCGCGTTACGCTCGTGTACGGTAGTTCTCATTCCGCTTGCTCAGGAGATGACCGTGAAAGAAATCACCCAACTGGCCGCTGAACTTGGCAGGCGCTTGCAGGTTCTCAATGCTCACGTCACCGCCGCAGAATCCTGCACCGGTGGCGGGATCAGCGAGGCGATCACCCGGATTCCGGGGAGTTCGGCATGGTTCGAGGCTGGTTATGTCACCTATTCCAATCGCCAGAAAACCGAGCAATTGAATGTTCCGGTCGAGTTGTTTTCGACAGTGGGAGCGGTCAGTCGCGAGGTGGTCGAGGCCATGGCCCGAGGCGCGCAGGAGAAAAGCCGGGCGCGTTTTGCCGTGGCGGTCAGCGGTGTGGCGGGGCCGGATGGCGGTT